AGTGATGTACAAATCTGCAGCACAAGTAGCTGTTACATAAGTTTTACCAGTACCAGCAGGACCTAGTATCAGGACTTGTTGGTTTCTTTTTATGGCATCTATTAACTCTTTTTGTTTATCTGTCCTTGGAAGTATACCTGATGTAGTCTTTACTGCTGCACCCTTGTATGTTGTCTTTCGCCTAGAGCGTGTTGGCTTCTTTGGTGGCTCAAGATTGTCGTTCATTTGTTTGCTTCTCTTATATACTGCATTGCTTTAATGAAAATAGTCTCGTCTTCTTTTAATGCTCCTATACCATGATTACAACTACTACAAAGCCAACCTCTAAATTGGTCTGTTTTATGGCAATGATCTAAGTGTAGTACACCTTTTACTTGGGACTCATTTATTCCACAGATATCACACGTAGGGTTATCTGATTTAAAATGTTTCTTCTTTAACCTGTAGGTAATAGTGATATTATGATTACGACACTTTTTGCATTGGCTTTCAAGATATATTGAACCATTTTGGGCTATATTAGATGTATAGTAATAATCAGTAGTATCAGGTAGGGATTTATTACATTGTTTACACTCTTTGTATTCTGTATCTAAATTTAAATCTTCTTCTTCTTCTTTAAAAAAGTCTAACTGCATTAGACATAACCCTCTTGAAAAGTCTGCATAAAGTTCTTTAGCTCCGCATATCCACCGATGTAAGTGCCATCTGTAGCAAAGATCTGGGGTACTGTGTTATGTTGTGCTTGTCTTAAAAGAGTTAGTACCCACTCAGAATTACCTGATTGTACGTTATACTCTCTGTATCCTTGATTAATTTCTTTTAGCATAATCTTAGCCATGTCACAGAAGCTACAGTTATCTTTAGTTATGATAGTATACATACTCATTCCCTTAATATAAGATTTCAAATCCGATTACAGTTCCAGTTGTTATCTCACCGTATATCTTTTCAAATGCAGGTGCAATAAATAGTGACCCTGTTTCACTTAAAGTTAAGCCTAATCTTGCATAAGGTAATGCCCCTGATTGGCCTTCATAGCCTGAAACAATGCCATACTCAAAGTAGCCTAGCTCGTTAGAAAGTTTAGCCCCTATGTATGGACTTACATTTCTTTCACTATTGTAGTATGCACCAGCAATGAATTGACCTTCCTCAAACCTTACGTGTGGATGATACGAGTTATAATCACCTGTATTATCCATGTGTATTGTAAGAGCTAATCCTAATAATATATTCATTATCTACTCCGTTTCTCCTAAGATAGACTTAAACACATAATCTAAGTTTGTTCCTGTAGCACCACAGTATAAAAGTAGTTTCAGCCCTAACTCTTGGGCTAATACTGTTGTTTTATTATCTAGTTCAAAGGTGCAGGTAGCACTACCATCTTGATGCTCAGTCAGTTCTGTAACTTTCATTGTACCTATCTCACTCATTACACTAAGTCCACAATCTCACAGCTGTCACCACTGCAAGCTAAGGTTTGGCTACCTGATGTATTATCTTCATTCTCATACTCAGATAGCAATGACCAATCAATATTAGTTGGCATAATACCTAACATCTTATGATATGTTGATTCATCACAGTCTTGATAGGGTGCTTGCTGATACGTATGCTCATTGAATGGCAAGAATGATACACCAGACATTTCATCAAAGTGCTTATATACAAACGCTCCTACCTCGAACCATTCGTCATTCTTAACATTGATCGTAACACTAGGCTTATGCTCACACCAGTGACGTTGATAAGCTAACCACATCTCTAGTTGTTCTATGGCAGACATATCTGCAGTAACCGTTGCACCTTGAGGAGCTTTCATTGGAAAGCTAAACACTGTAGTCTGGTCAGGCTTCATTACATCTGGCTCATTAGGGATACCCTGATCCATCATAAATTGTGTTAACGGGTCTTTGTTATCTCCACGTACAGTCCTAATATAATAGGCTGAGTGACGAGCGTGAATGCCACTGCTAGAGTCAACCAGTTGACTGACAGTACCGCTTGGTTTATTACAGCAGATAGCAGCACTGACAGGGATATTAAGGCGTTCAGCCCAAGTAGCGTTAGTAGTAACGGCGATTTGTTTAAGATGGTCAAGAGTCTTCTCCAATCCTTTGTTTTTAAGTGTCATCAATGGATTATCCATGACACCTGTTAGCGACACACCAAGTAGTCTCTCTTCTTCAGTATTCTTCTGCCAACTCTTACGTAAGTATGGAAACTTAGTATAAGTAGACTGAATAGTACCTAAGATAGTTGCAAGCCTTACCTTCTCAGATAAAGTGTCCAGTGTGTCTGTTGCACGGACAACTACCTCTGTTAAATTACAGAATTGTGACGGCCTTAAAATTATTTCGCTGCATGGGTTAGTCCCGAAGTCATAGTTAGGATCTCTTCTGCCATTCTTAGCCGCTTGTACCTTAGAAGCCTGTCTATTAAAGATACCACGCTCTCCTGAGCCTGACTCAACTAACGCCATCCATTCACGCATGAAAGATAAGCTATCTGGCTTCTCAGTATATGACACAGAGTTGTTAGCTAAAGCACGTTGTGGATCATTCTCCCACCATGCACCAGACTTAGCATGACGCATACGATCATCAGATAAGTTTGATAATGAGATCATAGCTGACCTACGTACACCACCCACAACAACAACTTCGCCTATCTTACACATGATGTCGTGACATTCTAGTGAGGATAACTTACGGTTTTGTGCATCCTTGAATGTCTTAATTACAAAGTTAAACAGGTCAACCAACGGAGCAGGTCCTGACGCTCTACCACCAAACGTTTTAAGTGGCGCACCTGCAGGTCTAACCTTAGAAACGTCCCACGTAGGGATCTCACCACTGTATAGTAATGCAATCATTTGTCGTAATGCTTTAGCCCAACCTTCTTTGCTATCCTTTACAACAATGTTTGTTTCACTGCTCCAGAGAAATGGCACTTCAGGTAGCTTAGATATGGATTGACGTTCTACAGAGAAGCCTACACCAGTACCACACAATAGAATAAACATAGCTTCATCAAAAGATTTTATATCATCTACAGCTAAATAAGAGCAATTATACATACACGTATTATCTCTGTCTGCTGCCTTACCTGCAGTCATGAGAGATCTCATACTAGGCATCACTTCTAAGCCAATTATAGCCTCTTCTAATTTATGTTTAGTCTCTTGATCAACCATGTCTCTTATTATGTTAGAAGAGTATCTTACAATAGTGTCTTCCCAGGATTCACGTCCAGAATCTTCATAATATTTAGCATAACGTGATTTGTGTATAAATGCTTGGTAGTCTGTTGGTAAATGATTGTTCATCTGTTGTCTCCTGATCCCTGTATTTTGTTTCTAGCCTTACGTGATGAAAGCTTCTCAATATTAATGTTTGCTATCTCATCTAGGTTATACCCTATATCGTTAGCCAAATTAGCCAAATACCAGAGTACATCTCCTAGCTCCTTAGCTACTTCATGTCTGTTAAAATTATTATCACGTACTTGTTTTTTAACCTTCTCAGCTATTTCTCCTGTCTCTCCACATAAGCCCAGCGTTGGGTATAGAACCTTGTGTGTTGCAGGATATATAGCAAAGCTAACCGCCTTGATTTGATATTCTCTAAAACTATTCATTTAACTCTCTCTCTTTTACTATTACATTGTTTACTTCAACATCATCTACGTCATAGAACGTATCTGACACTAAATCTTTTACATCATCCGAATGTGACTCCTCGTGAGACGATAGGATGTTATTATCTTTATTTACCGTAACCTGTAGTGTCACATCAAAATGCTTATCACTCATTTATGTTTCTCCGCAAGAGCATCATTCATCTTATTTAGATACCATGCTGCTTTCTTCATGTCTTCTACACCATTACCCTTATATCTGTATCTATGCTGATACTTAATCATGTTGCCATGACAATAAGCAATAAAGCCATCTAAGCCTACAACCTGCCTAATGTAGTCTATACATTCTATACCCTCTTGATTGTAGTGTGCAGGTTTATTAACGGGATCAAAGCCTTGATCTTGTTGTTGTCTTTCTAAATTCCACTTAGCCATCATGCGCTTCCCTTTGTCTTAGTAAACTTTGTTAACAATATATTAGCATCGCCTTTTATTTCATACTCTTCAAGAGGGTTATCTCCCAAATCAGCAAATAGTTTATCACGCCACAAAAGTATTTCGTCTACAAGTTCTTCTTTATCATCTGAATAAGATAAAAAGGCTGTCATTAGAGTTATAATGTGAACCATACCACGTTGTATACTCATATCTAGATCAATAGAATCATTCATGGCTACACCAGTAGCTACATCACCTTCCCATTCACCATTTAATTCATACAAAGGTTTAATGACCAGAGCCATTTCATCATCTGCTAACTCATATCTCATTATACTTTTTTATCTCCTTTGAACTTTATTCTTGTTTCTTTTGCAGGTTCGCCAGGTTCATTCAACCATGATACTGGTATAACCCTATGAGACCATTGAAAGCCATGTTTTTCACACCATTCAAAGTATCTAGACTTAGCACCCTTATTTAATTTGGCATTTGCATTACTAAATACAAACCTAATATCAAGTTCAGGGTGTTGTTCCTTAATTGCAAGGTGTTTTCTGCGATCATTTGGATCAAACTTTCCTTTGCTCTCAATTATAATACCGTTGTCTAGCTCAAAGTCAGGTGTGTAAGTGCGATACTTTAAGTCTTCCCACTCTATCTTTAACTTCTCGTAGCGTACTTCCTTCTGTCTTTCAGTTAGGAAAGCGACAACGGCATCTTCTAGGCCACTTCTATAGGTACTCTTAGTATGTACTCTATTAAATTTACTAGCCCATTTAGCCATCTGCATTCTCTTCTGCAGGAGCTTTAGCTTCTTCTTCAATCATACCTGCTAATTGATTACAACGAGCTTCTAATACCTTAAAAATGTATTCAATGCGGTTCATTTCAGTTCTAGCAATTAAAACCTCATTATACATAGCAGTTTGGTTTTCGTTGAAGTCTTCTGTGTTGTATTCAGTATCATTAATAGTAAGTTTAGGCATTTTCTTCTTCCTTTAAATAAATGTAGTCAATCATGGGTGGATTCTTAGCCTTCGAACTGGGTGAAGGTAAGGTCTGTAAGGTAGGCCAACACTTGTGTTTAAAAGCGCAGAAACCACACTCAACACCAAGCTTAGTGTTACCAGTTTTTTTACGATAAAACGTCTCTTCAATAGGCTCAAAGCAACGCTCGAAAGGTTTGTCATTGTTGATGTACTCAGTTAGGTCTTCAATGTCGTCTAATACAGCTTGTTTGTCAACGCCATTAGCAGAGACATACTTAAACTCACCGTTAGCCTTGTTGACTACCCACCAACCACCAACCTCTTTACCTGCGCCCTCTGCATAGCCTACAAGCTGAGGTATATAACCGAAGCTATCACCTGTTGCTAAGGCATCGAAGGATGCAAACTTGTTTTGATATGACCAAGGTGAAGCTGACTTTACATCGTCAATCTTACCGTCTAGCTCCATATCGTATTCACCTTTAATCTCTACACCATTAGGTAACTTAAGAGTAACATAATCATTGTCACCAAAGTTAACGTTTGCTGCTCTCATGATGCCCTTGAATACAGCTTCAACTATATCCCCTAATATCATGTTCATCAGAAAGTGTGGTGGAAAGGGTGTTTTTCCTTTAGGATCATTCTTCTCATACCATAGCTGACAACGTGGCTTACCTATGTTAGACATACGTAAACGAAAATCGTCACGAGGACCACTATCGAATTGCTTAAACAAAGCATCCTTAACGTCAGAGGCGACTTTATCAGCCACCTCTTCAGTCATAGTGGACTCACCTGCCATAGCCTTTTGTAGGAATGATACCATAGCTAATTCTGCAGGGTGATTCATTAGTCTGCATCCACATCTACAATAGATCCAACTAGCTCAGCATCTGAAGCACTCATGCCTCGATCTGAACGTTCATTGTATAGATCCAAGATCTTACCATTGCCATACTCAATAAACCCTAAGAAGTCTTTTAGTGTTTGATTGTCAGCTTCAGTAAGCTCTACCTTGTCACCTGCTTTGGCAGTGATGTAACCATAAGTAGCGCCTGTAGGGATAGAACCTTCCTGACCTGCTAACTCTAGGTTAGACATGATTGGCAGTAGATTAGATCTCTGCACTGCCTTAAGTGCATTGTCTAAACCTTTTAAGCTATCACGGTTCTTTACATCCATTACAAATGGAATGTCTACGTACTCATTAGAGATAGGTTTACCCTGATCATCTATAGGTTCTTTAACTGTAACTAGACCCATGAAAACCTTAACACGTTTAACTGTACGCATTAGATCTTTAGTAGCTTCTGGTAAAGCATTCCAATCCTCTACATAACCTGATGGTCTACCTAAGTTGAAACCACCTATACTGTCTTGTAGATCTCCATTGAGAGAATTAGCCATTACTGTCTTCTCCATCTCATTAGTCGATGCATTCCAACGTTGCCATTGTTGGCGTTGGGCGAATACACGGATAGATATAGTCTCTGCATAGAAAACATCATCACCCTTAGTAATCTTGTATGCACCTACAGGTACAACATCTGTTTTGATCTTCTTACCTGCAAGCTCCATTTCGCCTTTTAGTGCAGCACTAACCACGTTAATACGTGCTAACCCTGACTTAGATTTACTTGTGTCGGATACACCCATCAGTGTAGCCATTGATGCATTATCCATGCTTGTTATTGATAGTTCTGTACTCATTATATTTACCTCATGAGATTTGTGTGAAAGAGACTCAGTTATACCGTCAAACGTCCTGTACGTCAAGCCAATTCGGACCTATTTTAGATTCGAGTAGCAGTGGAACATTCATTTTAACGCCATATGATTTCTCTATTAAGTTAGTTAGATCTTCGTTCATGTCTTCAATTATTTGTAATACCTCATCTTTCTCCTCTGGATGTATATCTGCAACACTTGAATCGTGAACTGTATTCACCAAACAAGATTTTAAATGTTTCATCCTCTCTTCCATTTCAATTAAAACAACAGGTACTATATCACCAGTAGCAAAACCCTGTACTGGATAGTTCTTGATCATAGTAAAGTGAGATACCCCACCCCTCTTGTTACGCTTAACATCAGGGAAAGCATACTGTCGCCCTGACTTATTAGTTATCTTATTAAATCGTATAGCCTCATTACCTAGTTCTTTGTGCCACGCAGCTACACCCTCATACTTCTCATTAAAGTGTATATAGTATGCCTCTTCAGCCTTAGATCTCCCATACCCTGTAGCTCCGAAGAGGGGCGCAAATGTATGAGCCTTTGCATCCTGGCGAGACGTTGGCTGACCTGCATCTGTAATAACTTTAGCGGTATAACTATGCACATCAAACCCTGTAGCAATTTCTTTTATAGCAACATCATCTTGTGCAAGGAACGCAGCAACACGGAATTCTAACTGGGCAAAGTCAGCCTCTAGAATGTGACCACCCTTCCATCGAGATACAAACACCTTCTTAACAGGGAATGTACCGCCTCTTGGCATGTTCT